AGGACCTTCCACTCCAGTAGCACCAGTCAGTCCTGTTGGCCCAAGTGGTCCAGTAGCACCAATCGGACCAGTAGCGCCTGTAGCGCCGTCTAGTCCTTGGAGACCGCTTGCCCCTGTTGCACCTGTTGGGCCTTCTAGCCCAGTTGGTCCTGTGACTCCCTGGATGCCCGTAGGGCCTGTGTCTCCAGTGGCACCAACTGGGCCCGTAGCGCCAGTAGGACCAGTTGGTCCAAGTGGCTGGGGGCCTACTTCAACCCATACAAAATCGTAATAAATAAAAGTGATACCAGTATCGGACTCAAACCACAGGTCACCTTCAGCGGGACTTAGCGGCGGTTCATCAGAAACAGTCACATAAGCAACTCCAGTGGCTCCAGCAGGTCCTGTGGCTCCAGTGGGGCCAGTAGCACCAGTAGCGCCATCTAATCCGACATATCCGTCTGCACCGCTTGGGCCAGTAGCCCCAGTTGGTCCAGTTGCTCCGTCTGAACCGACATAACCATCTGCACCGCTTGCGCCAGTCGCTCCCGTTGGGCCTTCTGGGCCGACAGGACCTGTAGCACCCATTGAACCAGTCGGACCTTCAATGCCAGTAGCGCCAGTTGCGCCATCAGCACCAGTAACCCCAGTTGCTCCAGCGGGTCCAGTTGGCCCCTCAATACCAGTGGCACCAGTGTCGCCTGTTAATCCAGTTGCTCCCGTTAGTCCTGTAGGGCCCGTCGCTCCAGCATCTCCAGTTAAACCAGTCGCACCCGTAGGTCCAGTCAAGCCTGTCGGTCCAATATCTCCAGGAACTCCCTGAATACCATCCACACCTGTCGGGCCAGTTGCACCTGTCGCACCGACTGAAACAATCATTGTCCAGTCGGTTGGTGGGGCTACTCCTGCGACTCCAAAATTAGATGTACGAACCCATACTGAGCCTTCGTATGTTACGGAATCACGAAATACATAAGGATAAATAGCGCTATAAACACCTAAGTAGTTTGTTGCTAACGGTCCTGTTGCACCAGTTAGGCCAGTTGGTCCTGTTGGTCCAACTACATACCCGACTTCTGTCCATCCATAGCCAGCACCACTTGGACCGTAAGTGTAAAAACTTCCTTCGCTTGTTACAAAACGAATTTCAGCCAATGAGCCATATATTGCAGTGAGGTCTTCATAGGTTGCAACTTCTGCCCCAATGCTTACAGAGATTCCACTGGGACCAGTTGCACCCGATGGTCCTTCTGGACCTGTTGGACCTGTTGGACCTGTTGGACCTGGGTCTCCGTTTGCCCCACTTGCGCCACTTACTCCACGGAGTCCTACAACGCTAAAAAACCAATCCGAATGCTCTGTGTTATTTCCAACAAAAGACGGATATACGGTTATCGAAACATCCGTTATTACCTCTATTGGTCCCTCAATGAAATCATTGACAGGGTTTGTTTCAGAAGCAACTCTTACATATTGACCAGTTTGGTATGCGCCAGTATCTGTTGTTCCAAAAACAAACGGTCCGCTCGGTCCAGGACTTATCGTGCTATCTGAATAAACGAGATAACTTGGGCCAGTAGCCCCAGTTGGTCCAGTTGCTCCATCTGAACCGACATATCCATCTGCACCGCTTGGACCTGTTGCACCCGCAGGGCCTGTGGGTCCAGTCGCACCAGTTGGTCCAGCATCACCTGTATACGGAACAAACTTTGTTCCATCAAAACGAAGAATCTGGCCTGGCTCAGCAGTGGTCGTATCAATTTCAATACCATCAACAAAAATCGCTGATACTTTTACAATTCCGTCGCTCTTTAGAGTTCCAGCCTCATCGCGATAAAGATTGACATCACCTGGAGCGCCACCGCCACCCCATACAATTTTTCCACCAGCCTCAATATGTAGACGCGCGTCTGAATCACCGTCAACAACAACATCGATTGCCGTTGAAGCCGCTGAGCCTAGTTTATCTAGGCGTAAACGCTCTCTAAATTTTGGCATGGCCGCGACCAGTCCTTATCTGCGCCCTCAAGCGCTTCTACTATTCTGCTGCGATTACAACAATGCGATATTGCTGATTTGTTGGTGCTGTGGAGAATACCAGGTTTACAACATCTGTGCTATAGCGAACCACATCACAGTAAACAGTGCTTCCGCTTGATACTTCATAAATCTCAACTGTTACATCGGTTGTTCCGAGGCTGTGAGTTACTACTGCAGTAGTTGAACCAGCAGGAACATAAGCCTTGTACTTGGTTGGTACAGCGAGTGCGCTACGAGCATCTGCTGCCGTAGTTGAGTTAGTACCACCATTGGCGATTGGAAGAACACCAGTAACTGCAGAAGTTGAAGCAAGGTTGATTGCTCCGAAACTTGGAGTTCCATCAGAACCAGCCTGAAGTACTTGATACTGGGTTCCAGCAGCAGTTACTTGAAGTGGGTCTGTGGTATTTCCATAAATAATACCGTTAGTTGTAAAGGTTGCAGCACCTGTACCGCCATAACCCACAACAACCGTATCTGCTGTCCATTCACCAGTTGTGATTGTTCCAAGGGTTGTAATGGTTGACTGACCAACATATGTAGAAGCAATATCTACTGCGTTGGCTGTTACATCAATACGGTCAGTGGTGCCACGAACATGAAGGGTATTTCCTTCTTTTTCAAGGCCATCTCCAGCCTCAATTGAACCAGCGCCAGAGAACTGAACCCATGCAATTGGGTCTGTCCCAACAGCGATTGCTCCGTTGCTTGATACAACCCATCCGCTATCAGCGTTTACATGACCTTCTTCGACGAAAGTAAATGTTCCACCAGATACTTCACCAGTATCTACAGTTCCATCAGCATCAGTAGCACGAAGTGCAGCGCCTGAAGCCTGAACAACATAAATGCCGTTTTGAGAAGCAGTCGCTTGGTCCTTTACGAGAACACGGTCACCAGCAACAAGTGTTACATCGGTATCAAGAACATCGCCAGGCTCAAGTCCAGAAGCGATAAGAACTGGTGCGGTTGTTGCAACTCGAACTGACTGCTTAACATCAAGACCCTGACGAGCAGCGTCTACATAGCCCTTATTGGCTGCATCGGTTGCATCTGTTGGGGTAGCGAGGTTAGTAATCTTTTGACTATTGAAGGATACAGAAGATGTCGGAACAGACATTTGGTCAAGACGATTTGCCTGAACACGAGTATCAAGGTAGTAAAGGTTTACATCACCTTCTTCAATTTCGTCAGTTGTGTGACCAGAGAGAGATGTAACGGTTCCAGCAGAACCGCTTACATTTCCAGTTACATCACCAGTGAGATTGGCAGAGATTGTACCAGCAGCAAAATTACCATCACCATCACGCTTAACAATCGTGCTTGCGGTATTAAGATTAGTGGCATTATTGACCAATGTATAATGAGTCGAAGACATGGAACCAGCATTGGAACCATCTGCTGCAGAAATGCTAATTGCTGGAGTTGAAGTTCCATCACTTACTTGAATTGGTGATGTTCCAGTAACGCTTGTTACTGTTCCAGGCTTTCCTAGGTCTTTCCATGCAGGAGCCGCACCGCCAACTGTGCAGACAAAGACTGTCTGGCTTACTGAGTTGTAGTAGAACTGTCCTTCTTTTGGAAGGGATGGAGGACCACTCAACACTTGAATTACGGCAGAGCGCAATTCATTTTGGTTAAGGTCTACATTGTTTACGAATTTTGGCATTGTTCCTCCAGAACTATTCTATATTAAGAAAGATACGCTTTTCCAGCGAACGAGTGTGCGAAGGTCACGATTAAGTTGTTTGAATCAATATATTCAACATCTCCGATTACTGAATTATCTCCAGAGTCGACAACCGTCACATTTGGATAAAACCTTAAATTATGAGTAATATACCATATTGTTGTAGCAGAATACTGCTCAAAAACAAACTTTGACTTTTCTCTTACTTCTACAATTGCATCCTGAACATTTGTTGAAAATATTTCGGTTGTTGGGGTAAATTCAATAGACTCAGCACCGAATAGTTCTAATGAATCTACATATTCTTTTGTGGCATAGTTTTGAGTAATAACTGTTTGAATATTTGGAACAAGGTCTGCTAGGTCAACTGCACCATCTACGGCACCCTTGTTGATTGCAATGAAGTACTTATTTTCATTGGAATCGTTAATTCTCTCAGTGACTTCATAGGTAACACCACGAGGGGTTGTGAAATCACCATTTGTGGCAGCGAGATTTACACTTATATATCCAGTTTCATCCAATACGGCAACTAGTTCGATTGGTGAAATGCTTTCGTTAGTAACCGTGTCGCGCATTGTCTCTGTTGCAATGAAGGTTACTGAGCCAGTTGCTGGTGAAGAATCAGGCTTTAAGTATGTTGCTGTGACTTCTATGATAGTGAATGCCATATTAAACCTTACGATAAATATTCAGGGTAAGTGCATGATGGATTATTCCATCATCAAATTGAACGATTCTTTGAGTATCTATTAGTCTACATCTAAATACTTTATTATCTGAACCAGTTAAAGAAGCAGTATCGAGTCCAGTTATTAAAGAACTAATAATCGAATCGTTTTCTTCTGTTCTTTTTTCCCACAAATCAACTTGAACCATATAATTTCTTGCAAGAATTTTTTTATCTCCAGTTAGCGCAACTCTGTCATTTAGTCTGTCGGCATATGTGACATAAGGATAAGCGGTTGTTGGTGGAGCGAAATCTTTAAATACTTTAGATTCTATCTCTGCTATGGCAAGTGAAAGTATCTTGGTTCTTAGTGCTGATGCTATTGAAGACATTACTTATTACCCAAATTCTTAAATCCATTAGCGCTTCTTTGTATTGAATCTCGCCACCTATTGGCAACAGTATTTGTAATAAATTTATGGAAGTCGGCATCGGCGGCTAGTTTTCGCATAAAAGGATGAGGAGCGGCTTTGTTCTTTCCGCCATGACCAAACTCTACTGATGCCGCATATGGCGCTGTGGGTCCATATGCGGCTACTGCTGGGTTTCCAGGCCTTGCAGGAACAGTTATGACAGAATCCCTCAAAAAGCCTGTTTTTAATGCTGGCGGCTTTCCTGGAGCAGACTTAGATGTACTGCTTACAATCTGCCTGACTCTCTTATTTCCTTCATTTGCGCAATCGGTTGCAGATTCAGCATTTTTTTTAATAGCCGCATCTATTGCTCGTTGAATTTCTTTTTCTCTCATCTTCATTTGGTGCTGTAAAGTAGCCATTTAGACCCTGATTATTCTTACTTGAGCACGGAGATGGCTAGGAGTATAAATCACGGCATCGACTTCATAGATTCCATCTTCAGTCTGATTTTTACCGCTTATGACAATTTGGTCACCTTGGGAGATATTGGTGTTTTTAGGAAGTCTTGCGAAAGCCACAATGCGCTCTCCATATTGACCTCCAATTTCTGGATTTCTGTCATACATAAGAGTGTGATGGAATGAACCACGGACAGTCGTGTCTACTTCATCAGCAATCCACAGTCCATCTTCCCGAACAATAACTTCAGGTGCTGTAACTTTTCTGACAATAATTTTGTCTCGAAAGCCCCTCATAATTAAATGATTACTCTTCGTTTAAATTTGTTTGCCATTTTCAGTTCTGCTTCTGTAAAACCTGAAGCACCCTGTTCGGACATGTAGTACTGGCTGTTCTCAACATTCATACGCATTAGGCCTTGAGCATCGAGAAGGACTTTATTCATTTCTCGTCCTGCTGCTGCAAGCATAATGAAGGACAGACTTTCCATATCTTGTGAAACTGGTCCAGCGGTATAACTTACTATCGCACGATAACCATCTCCAGAAATTAAAATGTTATCGATTCCCCAAGGATAGATATCAAAATCTACAAGATTCTGTTCTACTTCAGTTCCAGCAAGACCAATATAAAAACTAGTAACTTCAATTACTGGTGCCTTATAGAGAAATATTTGTTTTTGGCTTACTTTTAAGCGATGAACTTCGTCAATAACTTGAACGGGAGAAATTGGAATATTTAGATACATTGACAAATAGCGCTCTAGGCTAGAGATGATTGTCGTTGCGGCAGCCCTTTGTCCAGTATCAAATTCGTGATTCATATACCTTTGAAGGTCTGTATAAGTGATGACTGCCATAGCGCTATTTTACATCCGATTGTCTGAGGGTGGTGAGGGGTCTAATCTGCTTCCTCTAACCAGAATATTTTTTTATATGGGAAAGCAGTCAGTGAATTAGATTCATCAGATTTTATAATAAATCCAAGTTCTTCATCATTTATACTGACATCAGTATACAAAACTTTACCAGATAGTGAATATATTACAATATTGTCATCTAGCGGTTCCCACTTGTAGTTGACGCTTATTGTTCGATTGGTTTTTAATGCGTTTACCACAAGAACTTTTGTGGTAATTGTATTAAAAACTTCGTCATTTGGATACTCTGGATACAGTTCATCATTATGAATAGACTGCATATATAATGCTGCTTTTATGTAATTAAAAGGTTGTCCAGAATCCCATGCTTTTGCATAGTCGTGACTAGCAAAATTATCAGAATCCATTATTACTTTGTTTCTGTTACACCAAATGAAGAACTGCCGATAGGCATTACCTTGTACTTCATCGCTTGCTCAAGAGTCATGCGCTCACCCTTACGGGCTACAAGTGTTTGCTTACCATCTATGTCTTCCCAAATATCTTTTGGGGCAACGACTGAAATATCTGCCATGTTGAAATTGTACCATAAAAAGCAAAAGAGCGGGTATTTCTACCCGCTCCAATGCAATTATTTGCTGACTGTTATCAGACAGGTGCGCCGTCGAAGTTGACTTCAACGAACGACTCTGGACGCTTAACAGCAAGTGCGAGACGCTCTTCAGCGAGTACTGCAATTGCGTTGCGAACAAAGAAGTCGCTGTGCTGCTCGGAAACACGAATGGTTCCTTGCATGCGGTCAAACAAAGTTGCTCCGATACCGAACGAACCGACAAGAGCGTAGCCCTCTTCGATTGCTGGTGTCTCAACAACTGGCAAACGCCACATACGGGCTTCTGCACCGATTGCAACAGACATAACCATGAGGTAGTTCTGAATGCCGTCTTTGCTGAGTTCGATTGCCTCGTAGTCATTCGGGTGAATGATTACGCCTGTTGGCTCGTAGTAAGCAAGCAGTGACTTGGTGATGGCGCGACGAACTGCGTCAATACGGGTATCGTACTGTGCTCCAGCGCTCCAGTCGTAGGTCTGAACACCAGAGGTGTTACGGATGCCTGTCAAGTTGGTGCCAGTACCGTCACCGTTAAGGATTTGGTCATCTTCCGTGAGGCGCAAACCGTAAAGAAGTTCGTTGTCGATGATGCCGCGAAGGGTTGGTTCATCGTCAAGAACATTGCGGTGAGCAACTTCATAATGAGCAATCGTGCGCACTGGAGCCTGAACACCAGTAACTGAAAGCGAGGACTGTGGCTTGGCTGCGAATGCAGAACCGTCACGCTCGGCAACAGTTGCTGAGTTGTTGGTGAAACCAGTTACACGGAAATACTCAATCATGTTGGTATTTGTCTGCTGAATGTCGAACAAGTCACGAACACGGCTGGTGCGCTTTGCGCGCTCAACAATGCCCAAACGCTGTGGGGTACCGAAGTCGGTTGGTGTTCCACTTGGCAAGCCAGTGTAAACATCCTTGACTCCGTAACGCGAACCCAGGTCTCCCGTTACCGAGAAAGGTGTGTTCATCGTGTAGCCAGCCTTGCCGCCCATGAGCGCCTTGAACTCGCCAGAATCAATGAATTCCTGACCGAGGGACTTGAAGCCTGAAGTCTGAGGAGTAAAGAGGCTTGGTGCCGACTGAGGTGTTTCCACACCCTGTGCCCATGCTTTTACTTCGTCAAAACCTTCAAGGGCTTCAATTTCTGAACGGATTTCGCGAGCCTTTGCGAGGTTAGAGCGGAATGCTTCAACATGCTTGACTTGTGCTTGAATCTCAGGGCCACCCTCTTCGCGGTTTGCATCAACATGATTAACGATTGTGTCGTTTTCGTTGAGGACCGTTTTGAGGGCTGACTTGAGTTCCTGAATGCGGCTGTTATAAGCCATAATTTACTTCTCCTTAGAAGTTGTGGGAACGGTTGACAAGGTAAGCACCTCGTTGATGCAATTATGCACCCGTTGGGCTTACTTTGTCAAGTAGGGTATTATTGTAATTCTTAATTAATATCATCGTTGTCGTCATCAGTATTGAATTCAAAGTCTAAATCACTATAAATCGAATCTGCCTCAATAAGAGTAACGCCATTTAATGTGACCTTTGGCCCAATTTTTAAATCCTCCATAGAATCCAAAATTTGCTCAAAGATTGCACTTGCTATAAACGGTGGCACTGAGCCCAAATCAACATGAATTGGTTCATTGGGGTCATCGTAAGATAGTGAAATTGTGATAACTGGAAATTTCATATTCATATCGTTGGCGAAGATATCTTTATTATCAGGCACTTTCCTTGCTCCAGAATTTTCCTCTGTAAAACATTTTTCCAGAACGAATAGGAATCATCTCAAGGTGAAACTCTTTGTCTCCATCTTGATATGTGACAACGCATAGGCCTTGCTGCCAGTTCTCGGTAACAGTCATTGGGCGACCATTAAGGTCGATTCCACCTCTTGTTGATGGTACAGCACCATCACAACGCGCCAGACAGCCAGCAGAAGCCGCCAAAATGGTTTTAGGGCCATCGTAGTCATCGCGAGTAAGTTCTGCCCATTCACGCCTATGGATATGACCATACAGAACACTGGTCTTTTCTGTTGCCAGATAAGCATGAGCAGTGGAGCCACCAGACTTAACTTTTGTTCCGTGAATAACTTTAAGTTTTTCATTGACCCAATAGACTCCAGCAGGGTATCCAGGCACATAGGCAATACCGTATTCTTCGAATCGACAAAGATATGGGACGCTAAGCACTGGCCAAGACTCAGGAGAATTTCCTTTTTTAAGGCCAAATGCAGCGGCGGCATTATCAATTAAATAATTAACAAGACGCTCTTCGTGGTTACCAGCAAGCCAAACAATTTCAGAGTTTGGACTTGCGGCACGGAGACGAGCGACCATTGTGGTTGCGTAGTCAATAGATGCCTGAGTTGTTCTCTGGAATGCAGGAGAAAGACGATACTTGCCCATCTCTGGAAGGTCCAGGTTGTCTCCATGCATGATTACCCTTTTGGGCTTTACAGAAGCGACAAGACTAATTGCTAGGTCGATAGCATCTGGGTCATGACTTGGCTCAAGTTCGTTTTTCTCGTTATGAAAGAAACCAATCTGCATGTCTGGAAGAATTACAGCAGTATCCCACTCTGTTGATTTTTCAACAACGGTTGCAATTTTAGGCAACTTCACAGATGGTCCCTGTTGGATTACTGGCCATTCTGGTCCAGTATCCCAAGATGGAGAAATGATTACAGATACTCCACCAAGGTCATGAATTTCTGCAAGACCTTCTTCGTTTTTTGTAATTCCTTGCCATTCAGAAATGCGAATTTTTTCAATCCTGCCTACTTCTGCAACATCGATACCAGACTTTTCTAAAAGTGCTGAAATCTTTCCAAGTCGTGTCTTAGATATTTCTTCATTAAGTGCGTCGCTAATAGACATTATGCTTCCTTTTTGATATTTACACTGCGCCAAAGAGAAATAGCCTGTTTCCCAACAGGCTGTCCTCGCGTAGTTAATACTTCAGCAATTTTGCTTGCTGAAATTTTTGATTCGTGTAAAGCAGTAAGAAGAGATTCTCTATCTTGCTTATTCATTCCACTTAGGATTGAATCAACTTTTCCGCCTCTTGGTGTCCCAGCAGTTTTATGCTTCAGACATTCTTCAAATATTCCCATGATTCCTCCGTCGGCGTGTGTGCCGATACGGAGACTATAGCATATCTAGAAGGTCGCTGAACTCTTTCAAATCATTGAGGGTCAAGAATGCTGCTTTTTCTTCAGGCACTTCACAGCATCCATCGACATGCTCTTCATTAGCGCATGCTGTAGGTGCTTCTTCGGCAACTGCTTCTTCGGCTGCTGCTTCTTCGACAACCTCGGTTGCTTCTTCGGCTGCGACCACTTCTTCTTCAGCAACTACTTCTTCGGCAACTTCTTCAGATTTAACTTCTGTTTCAATTGCTGGAGCATCAATCGCTGCTTCATCTGCTTGTTTTTCTTCAATTACTGTGGCATCAATTTTGACACCAATTTCAGCAATTACCAATTTGGCAATGCTCTTAACGAGCACTTCAAAATCTTGTTCAGTCATTTCATAATCCTTCGATTTGGTGTTTGTAACATTATCAATACCTTCTGATTTTTCACCAGAGGGTACAACTTCTTCACTATATTCTTGCACATTATCTTCTAGACCCATTGTCAGGAAGTTTTCTTGTTTTGCTTCTTCTAGTGGAAAATCATAAACCGCATCGCTAGGGAGCCATTCTTCATCAGTAAATGTCCACTCGCGGATGGCTGCTTCATCACCATTAATTTCCATAATGGTTCCATAGATAATACCTTCTACATTGTCAACAGATACAGTCTGTCCTACAGAAAGTTCACTTGACTTTGTTTCCACAAGGCTGTAGATGCTATCAATTTCAGACTTTGCAAGAAGTGGTGGTGCCTGTCGACCAGCGTCTTCATAATGTGAAGCCAAATGACGGTGAACTGCGTTGCGACCAGAATCATCAAGTACTGTTCCACTGCGAGAGCCATTAAGTGCGGCAATTCCAGCAGCGAGAGCGCGGAAGTTTGCTGCTCCAGGAGTTCCGTCAGCAGCCACCATGTGATGGATAAAGCGATAAGAAGACTTAACTGTCTCGTCTGAGCCATTGTCAAGCCATGCATAGATGCGACGGAAATATGCGCGGGTTGATGGGCTATCTACACGGCGCTCATTTACACCATTGTCCCATGAAGAAGTCATATCTACTTCTGTCGAATGGCTTGGTAGACCCACTTTTGCTTCACTCATGTGTTTGTTCCTTGGTTGTTAGCGGCTCATCAATCAAGCCTTTTTCCATCATTATTTCATCTACTGCAAAATCGCTTTTAAGTTCTGGCGGTGTTCTGCCAAAATCAATATAGTGACGCTTGTAGTGATTGTACATCTTCTGACGCTCTTCGCCTCGCAAACGAGTTCCACTACGCCCACCATTAAGCAGTGACATTGTGTTCATTAGCGCAGGCCAAGATGCTGCTCCAGGAGTTCCGTCAGCCCCAACAAAATGATGCACATAGGTATAATGCGTTTTCATTGTTCCGTCTGTTCCAGGAGTCTGGTATCCAAAAATCTTATCGTAGTAGGCCTTTGTGGCAGGAGATTTCATGCGGCGGAACTGAACAGTGTCTACCCAGTGTGAAGAATCGTCTACTGATGTTTTATGGATTGGAGATACATGACCTTTAAGTTCCAAAGAATGAATTGACTTTTCGTCTTCCATCTCATCTTCTTCATCATCCATTTCTTCCATATCAGGCTCTGATTCAGGAGATGTCTCAATAAGTGTCTGGTCAATTACCCACAGTTTGCAAATTGCATCTGGAGCAATTTTGCCTTCTACAATATGGCAACCTTGTCCACCTTCGTAAAATACACAATTAGAGCACTTTAGGCCTTCTGCGACAAATGGATTTTCTTCTGCGTAATGAGCGCCATCTGCCATTGAAGACTGGTCAAACTTGCCAAACTCTCCGACAATCTCCACATAGTATTCGACCATTTCCACTTGACGCTCATTAAGGCCTTTTTCGGACACTTCATGAGGAGCCATAGGAACATCAGTTTCGTCTTCCATCTCGTCTGGCTCTTCTGGCATTGGCATTGGAGGGGCCATCTGCTTCATTGCTGGGCGTGGCTTGCGGATTGTACGAGCAGTTCTTGGCTGACGAGGAGTAATCCCAATACTTTGTGGTTCTCCAAAAGCACTAGGTGAGCCTTCTGGTGAATCAGTGAAGACATCTTTTTCTTCATCCCTAGCATTCATTGCGGCTACAAGTTTATCTGACCACCTACGACCAGCATCTCCACCCCATAGTTTCCATGCGATGATTCCATTTCCTGGATATCCTTCTGCGCTTGGGTCACTATTTTTAGGAAGAGACTGTTCGTTTTCATGACGAGGGAAGTAGCGAGCAATATGTCTTGCTTTTTCTGGAGATACTGTTGAGTTGGAAACGAGGTAACTTGCGGTATTTTTGCCGACAGATGTTCCTCCACGACCATACTCTTTTGACCACTTCAGGCCAATTTCTGCTTGACTCTTTACGCCTTCAGGGATTGCAAAACTAATATCTGAATAGCGAGAAACAAGTGCTTTTGATTCTTCGGTATCAGAAACTTCTTCGATGAAGTCATCAATGGTCTTAACATTGAGTGTGCGAGTATGGGGGGCTGCACCAAAGATAACAGGACTATACTCATACAGTTCAAGTTCATTAATCTTGCGAATTCCAGTTTTTGAATCTGTTACAGACTTTGATTCTCCGACCGAGTAACCAATAGACCATTCTTGCTCAGGACCAAAGAATTGAACATCATGGAAAGCGTCACGACCGCGAGTTGTATTCAAGTTGAACTGCATACGCACAAGAAGCGCCCCAGCATTTTTGCCAATCAAGTCCATTGGGAGACGAGGGTCTCCAGGCATTAGTTCTTCTACGCGGAGAGTTTTTGCGACTGGGATATTTGTGTCATGAGACCAAACACCCTTTGGGTTACGCTTTTTGAGCGTATTTTTATAGGCTCCTGGAACAATGATGTCGTTAACCGAGTCAACAATATTGGTTACAGAAACGATGGCTTCTGCCACACCCTCAATGGTGTCAACATTAATAACATCTGATACTTGTACTTGTTTATGTTCCAAAATGCCCTCCGCATGCAATATAACTTATAAAACAACGCGATTGTTGTAGCGTAATCTTAGACTATACAAATATGTATAGATGAACTATGAGAAGCGTAATGTGCAGCGACAGTTCACAATTTCATCTGCGACACCATTGATGTCTCCAGGATATGAGATTGATTTGCCGTCAATGACGAATGACTCATCAATATCAATAATTGTGTTTTCAATTGATGTGTGATTATGGCGAGAACCATCGTCAGAAAGAGGAACCCAAGATTTTCTTGTAAATCCAGAATCCTTAGCGGCAATCATCATGCCACTATTGAAAGAACCAGACACTTCTGTTCTTGCAATCATTGCAATTCGTGATGCTGTTGAGAATGTAAGTCTTTCCTCAAGGTCTGAAATAAATTCGTTATGTGACTTGCTGGAAGATTTCTCTAGAACTGAATCAATGATTGATTTAGTTGTTTCATTGACAAGGGCCATTCTCATGCTTCTTTGTTCAATAATATCCAACACTTCTGGGTTATTTTGATTTGCTGGGTTATTGATTGAACTCATACCAGAAATTTCAATAATTCCATCAATCACAGCAGATGTAATCCATGTATTGGCATCTTCAATAAATTGAGAATCCCATACTTCTTTATCAAATACTTCAGATGAAGAGATTTTTGCTTCGCTATCCCATTTATCTTTTACTTTGCGAGAAGAGGCTTTTTCCATGATGACACGGCGCTGGCGCTTGAACATTGCACCCATCTGAAGAGCGACACTGCGCTCCATGCGCTGAATATGACGGTATCTACGCTCAGCAAGATTGTCTTCTTCTTTTGTCTCTGGGATATCAAACGCTAGTTGAGTTGAAGGAGATGCCTGCACGGCAATTGGAGCAGGTCCACTTGTCGAGTCTCTAGGGATATTGACATCGCTAGTAACTCCTTCGGAACTGTCACTTGGTTTTTTGGGAGGTCTGCCTGGCCTTTGGGCTGGATTTAGTCTTTGCCCAGTTCCATTAGCATCTGGACTTGCTTGTGCCGCTTCTGTGCTTGTTGAATCAACTTCAAGAACTACTGGAGAAAGGTTGGTTGGCACCAGAAGGTTATTAATTCCAACAGCATTGCGACCAGTAAGAATGCGATACTCATCAATTGAGATTGCACCCTGCTTTAGTTCCTCAAGGTGATATGCAGACCTCTCACGGTTGTCTCTATCAAGCGTAGCGACTGAAGAAAGGTCATGTGAGTAAAAGGTGCTTGGGTCATCATCTAGCCTGTCAAAAGCCCTCTCAATGAGTGTGATGTGGGGAAGCATTGTCTCACGCCAGAAAATGTCTACTTCAACATCGGCATTAGCAAATGTTCGTCCAGCAGCATTGCCCAGAATCGCTTCAGGAACACCAAAGGCGATTAGGATTTCATCCTTGTTAAGTTGACGGGCTTCTGTATATTGAGCATCGCGCTGGCTAGTAGATGTATCAATCCATGTAGCGGCATCGGCAGACATCACTGTTGTGCGACCAGCGCCACCAATGTTGTTTCCAGTTGTACCCTGAAATCTGCGACTAATTTCTTCGGCTTCAACATCGCCCATTTCGCCATTAACAACAAGAATTCCGCCTGGACGGTTGTCATTGACCACGAAGTTGCGGTTATAAATCTTTGAATAGTAATCGTATTCAAGTGCAAGACCAGCAGACTCAAGTGGAGTTTGTCCCTTATATGGGTCCGTTGGGTGTGGAACTTTAATCCAGATAACTTGTTCGGGGGTAAGAATACGATTCTTTCCCTGTCCCATTTCGACTACATATCCAGTTACAAAATTAACTGGGTCTGGGATTGGGTATGTAATTGCTGGTGGCAAAAGATTAAAACTGATTACATCGCCAACTTTGTTCCTTACAACCTCTACAAATGCTCCCTTTTTTGACAACAAGATTTGCTGTGAAAGCATAAATCTAAAGGTGAAAGCATCTTGATATTCATTTGCCTTGTGATTAAGCAAATGAATAATTGGAGTATGTGGGAGAATCTCTCCGCTGCGAGGATTTTGCGAGCGAAGATTAATGCTCAATCTGGCGGCATTGGAGGCAATTGCGTATGCTGCCTTATAAGCCCATGTGACCTTTTCGAGAGCATCTTCAATGCCTCGGTCGACATCCCAGCCGTCCTTGTATGGCTTTCCTGACTGCGAATATCCATTAGTAGGAATATAGACAGAGCGCTTAGATTCGAGAAAGCCATCAGATGTATGGCCAGAGAAAGAACTTAAAAATGGCATTCACTAACCTTTGTTGTCGTAGCCGAATAGTAGCGCAATAATTAACAATACTGCCGAAAGGCACAAAAAGCCGATAGCCTCGTTAATTAAAAATCCACCCAATGCCAGAAATGAACATCCGCCAAACAGGCAAGAGAGTGCAATATTTGCTCTCCATCTTCCTGTAACTACTTTTGGTGACACTGCACCAATAATCATAAATACCAGACATGGTATAATATACAATAAATTAATCTTTGTTTCCATATGTTCTTTCACTTTTATTTCTAGTGAAATGGAAACCAACTAGTACGCATTGAACTAGTTGGTTTCCACTCACCGAGATAGTTCACCTCCTAGCCATTGCTATACCGTTTAACGGGTTAATGCAACAGTAAAAGGCTTTCACTGCCTAGGAAGAGTAATCTCCTAGAAAGGCTCTTCTTGGTCGTCCCATACTGGTTGCTTTGGTGCTTCTGAACGAGAATAGTTCCCGTTAGATTCATTCTTAACAATTTCAGGGACAGTTGCAAGGCGAAGTGATACTCCGATATCTTCGGCAACAACAACGATTTTATTTCGCTTATCGCCATTCTTGTCTTGCCATGACTCTTGCTTCAGACGACCAACCACTACTACGCGGTTACCCTTCTTTAGCGACTTGGTTGTATTTTTACCAAGTTCTGACCATGCTGTGACATCAAAGTAGGAAGTTTCTTCTTCCCACTCATCATTCTTATTTTTCCAACGGCGGGAAGAGGCTACGGAGAAACTTGTGATTGCTCCACCATTTCCTGTTGCCCGCTCTTCTGGGTCTCTTGTCAAGTTACCTACGATGGTAACGCTTGTTCCGTTGCTCACTTTGTTCTCCTAGTGGCTAGATGTGCTTGTGCTGTTTTGTTTTAATTGCAGTAAAAACCAGTCATGTATCCACATGATTGCTATTACTGAGTATCCAACAATATCAAGCCAAGTATCTTTGATTGGTTCAAAGAGGACTGGGCCATCATGATGTTGAAGATTTTTAAGGCGCTCGATTTTGTCGTTCAGCCTGATTACGATTCCTGGAAGTGCAAACCTAGCAATATTCTCTTGACCATACATTTTTTGCTTGGCTACAAGGGTATCGAAGATTTCATTAACAGCAATCCTTGTATTGGTTGCTGCTACTATAGCATAACCATGCATAGCATATGCGGCAATACTGCTAATAAGTTCTTCAATGCTTTCTGAATCTTTTTCATTATTGGTGAAAATTTCTTCTACCAATTCATCAAACTGAGAAGAGATAACATCAAAGCAGTGTTCAATACCAGAGCAATCAGCGACTGCTGTTGATTTTGCAAGGTCAAAAGTTGAATCGATAACCATCGAAGCCGCTGTTTGCCAATTTCTGGGATTAGGTACTGTACTCATAGAAGGCTTTTGTTAGCCACGGGAGCAAGTATAGCAGTTTTTGACTTGCGCTGCTCCCATTCAAAGATTCTCCTAAGGGACAAAAATGTATGAAATACATCATCATCAATTTTCAATGGCTGAAAAGCCCACTTGTCTGGACGAAGCCATAGTGCTGCTCCTGCATCAATGCGGGGCATTTCGATTTCTTCATTCTCATCATTAAACATGACATCTGCGCGAGCATAAGCAGCCAACTGCATTGCTACTTTTGAAGAGATTCCAGAGCGAGTTGTCTTAAAGTCGATAATGTAGTTCTTATCTTTAATTTTACAAATAGCATCAAAGGAACCTGCATATAGGTGGGTTACCGAAAAGATTGGGCGCTCGATAAATAGCCACTCAGGTTCAAATCTGTCACAAAACTGATAGAAGCCATCTACATATGGCATTAGGTCTTCTTCTACTTCAAACAATGGGTCGTTGATGAGGTCCTCAAGAACCTTATGGACCCTATCTCCCATGTCAGCCGCTTTGCTAAGTTCCCTATCGGGAGCGCCCTTCAGCCACTCAATAGCACGAGTCTTAGACTTTGCCGCTACTTCATTCACATAATCAAGATTCTCTACTGCTGACATCGCCGTAATTTTGCTATTCCACTTGCGGAGGTAGGGAGCAGGCATCATGTCTAATACAGATGTGACGCTAGGCACTTTAAGATTCTTTTGTGTCGGGTGCTTGTAGAACCTTCGACCGTCAATGCTGACTGTTTCAATTTTTGGTGTTGTCATTGTAATATTCCTTTGTGTTTAACTATTGACCAATCAGTGCTATAGACATAATGAGTACTTGATGTACCAATATACAGGCTTCTGCCCATATCTAATACATAATATTCCCATGTTGGGTAAGCAACATCCATAGTTTTTTTATCTAATGGACCGCCCGAAAGCGTAATTTCAATACTTGTTATTTTTTTTTCTTTATTAGATTTTGGTCTAACCATTATTATTTATGTAGGTGCCAGTCAATATGACCGTCAAGCCTTTCAGACACAGAGTCTAGGCCTTCAACTACATTATCCAACTTCTTCATTACTTGACCGTGGTCTTCACGGTTTTCCTTGTGCATTTTCTTAAATGTGGAAATCATTGCGATTCCGATTCCACTAATCCCTGTTATGAGTGAGGCAATTACCACCGACCATGCGTCATTCATATTACAGCCCTATTCGTTAATCAGTTGCTTTGAGTAGATTATCGAACGCTATACGCAGTTCTTCGGTAAGAGCGAGTATCCTTTTAAGGCCTTCAGCATGAAGAGTTACTGTTTCTGAATCCGAATCAATTACAAAAAGGGCGATTTCGTCATTAAGTGTCTTTAGTGCAGTTTGAGCACTTTTGGAATTTGTGTTGATTTGTTTAACTACTGCATCAAGATTCCTGCGATTAACGGAAGCAAATGGGTTAACAATTGTTTCGGCTGTATCTTTACCAGTCATCATTTTTCCTGGAATACTGAAAGGAGTATTCTCGTAATCCATGCCAGATATATTTTTCATCATAATATTTAGTCCTAACTAAAAGGATTTCCTTCTGCCCATGCTACTAGCGCCCATCGTTCACCAGAAGTTACTGGAGAAACCTCATAAAGAGTCCATGATGGCCACACAACAGCAATTCCGCGTTCTGGAGTTATAGCAATACTATCTGCTCCAGTATGCAAAAACACATCACATCCAGAATAATCATCTTTTTCTGACAACTGAATTGTCATAAAGAGTTTTCTGCGGTTTTTACCTGCTGACCAATCTGTATGCGCTTCTTCGTAGTCGCCATCCCTATAACGAATTATTTCAATAAATATATTGGTGTAGTAGAAATGAAGATAGTTTCCAACAACAAACACTTTTCTAATATGCTCATAGAGACCAGAAAACTTATTTTCGTCTATAGCAAATTTACGAGTCAAATTATTTGACTTATATGATTCTTGAGACTGAAGGGCAAGGGATATGATTTGTTCACATTCTTCCGATGTGAATACAGATATCTCGCTTGCTATTCCTACTAAATTGGGATTTTTTCTGTGTGTATGATGCATATTGTTGGTATCGGTTCTGTTGTAAACCAGAGCATTGGAAGTCCTTCAAATGCTGCTAGTTGTGGTGCTTTATTAGAATGCTCGTCTAGTAAATCTAAGTCAATACTGGCAATATAAAAGTGGTCGTAATCACCGATTACTGGTATTTTATGAGTTTCTCCATTGAGTTCCATCTCAACAGTTTCATCAAAAATCTTAAATGTTCCTGCTTTTTTACCAGCATCACACGCATCTTCCTTTTCAACAAAGATTGCTATTCCTGAATCACCATATTTTTTATAGATGCCACTTTCTATAACGGCATCATATTCCCATACTGGTACATGAACGAATCCATAGTTTGTCACTTATTCACCTTAAAACCCCAATTTGCAAGTCCACGGCCTTCATCATATAGAACTGCTGAAATTCTTACATTGCATTCAGGTTCTAACAAAGCGCTCATTTTTCCATATGGAGTATTGCATACTTGTGAGGTCAAAGTAGACCAAGTTGAATTAATTTGTAAAAGACCAGAGTCATATGAGGCAACCGCTTTACACTTCTTATAAATGTTTGCTGGTGCAAGTTTACAGTTCCAGTGTCCACTTCCCTGCTTATAGTTCCATCCAATTGCTTTTGAAAGGCAACGAGATTCGCGATACATAATGTATGAGTAAAGTTGAACTGGAAGTTCATATTTTTTAAGTAGTGGCTCCCATTCAGGACAACGCATTGTCTTGTCTGAAGGAACCCGCTTCATGGCCTGTCGAATTCTATTTCTTTCTTCAGTGCTTCTTTTAACTTGCACAGAGTTTCCAATAGAACTTTTGCTTACAGAACTTTTTTTAACATTATTATTTTGTTTTGAGTTTTCTGTCGCAGTTGGGCGGGTCTTCAGCCACTCAGTCATTCCTGCTTGGGTGTACCTATCTCGTGCAGGTTTGCGTGTTTTCCAGTTCACACAATTCTTTCCCCAGTTCTTCATGCTTCTCCAACCAACTGCTGGTCGGAAGTAAGGATTTTTATTTAACTTGTCATCTAAAGTTCCAAAGGTATTCTTTGTCTGGAATCCAAAGAAAGCAGTACGGTTGGCAACAATAATCTGTTCTTCTTTAGTTGCCTTAGATGGGCGAGATGCAAACTGCTTGCCTCCGTAGTTCACCCATACTGACTGAGCCATGCCAAGTCCGCCTGAGTAATAGCCACCATCATTCCATTTATGGTTGGTCTCACACCAAGAGACTGCTTCCCAAAATTTAATTGAGCCACCCTTTTTCGATTTTAGTTGATGCTGAAGTTCAACGGGCAATTCGACTAGACCCATTTGTTTCACTTTCCCAGAAAAGTCATTCTTGACTGAAAGTGTTGAAACCTGTGTTGTTATTGGTGTTGTAATTTTTTGTTCGGGTTTGTCAAATACTCCAGAGAGTAAAGTCAAAGTAGCGGTTAAAAGGGCAATGATAGTACGGTAACTTAAAACCATATGTTCTCCTTGTCCTACTGCGGCGGCAACCTTTTGGTAAGATTGAGACGCTCTGCCTCAGCGGGATTATCGTGTTTCCAGGTGTGATGCGCTCGGCACAACACCTGACAGTTGGATGCGTCTAAATGGGAACCGCCTCTGCCGCGTGGAATAATCTCATCGACATCTAATGGTCCCCAACATTCTATTAAGTTTACAATATGCTTTGCTTGACATTGCATATGGTCTCTCAATAGAACTTCTATTCTAACAACTTCCCTATCTCGCATTTGCGATTTAGTTTTTTTGCTAAACATGTTGACTGGACCCCTTTTCATAGAAGAGGGGCGGTCTTCACATTCATACACTCTAGCGATTCCATCCGAATAAACACGCAAAGAACCATAAATAGGGCAATTTTCTTTAGAACAGTTCTCTTTTCTGCCTTCACATTCACCTTTTCTTTTATTCACAATATGATTCTTACCTTTGTTTTGTTGTTTTTACCGACTAATGCCTGTATAGCGCCTGATACAGCATCAACTTGGTCATCGTGCGCACCATATGGGAATACTTCGCATTCGTCAATTAAAATGCTGTTCCATCCTGCTCGCATAACAAATACATTTCCAGATTCAGATGCTGAAGAAAATACTGAAGCGCGTTCTTGTTTAGAACCAGATGCTCTGATTCCGCGAAAGTTATAACCTTGTAAAACAGTTCGTGCGTAGTGGTCAATAACATTCACTCCAGATGAACCTGGTTCTTGCTCCATGATAATTGCTGTTCCAATTCCGTCACGAGATGCAGTTTGAGTAATCTTTTTTTCTACTTCGTATGGAGTACCACGCATACGCTCAATGTCCAAGATGAAGTATCTTCCATCCTTCATTCCAACAAGTGCGCCTACCGTCCAGTCAGGGTCATTGCTTTTTGTTTTTACAGTTGCCGCCAAGTCCCAGTATCTAACTGTTTTCATTCCTTCTGGAATATTGCCAGTGATTTGAAACCAGTCACCCTTAAACATTCCGCCTTCTTCGCGGATGTCCCAGTTACCATCAAGCAGTCGTGAACGCTCTACATAGTCAAGTTCATTAAGACCCTTGATATACGCTTCGGCATCAAGAGATGGGTTATCACTAATTCTTGAAGGCATAAACTTTCGCTCTGTGCTTTTGTTAAGAATGAAACGCTCGTACACCCAGTTGTTTCCAGGACCACCTGGGTTTGTCGCTCCTCTTGTTCTAAGAGGAATGTCTGCTGCTGTTAATCCACAATCAGGACATGCTTTCATGTCTGCTTGGACTGCTGGCTTACGAACACGAGAGAACCCAACATAGCGATAAACGCGGTCAGTCTTCCACTGTGTTAATTCGTCTACTCCAACAAAGTGATAAGCAAATGACTGGAACTTATAACGGTCCTCATCTCGTTCACAATGGTCAAAAGAAAGCATTGCTCCAGAGGGGAATGTCCAACGCTTATTGGTTACGGAATATGTAGCGCCACTTCCAGCAAGCCATTCGTTACAACGGTCGATAAAACCGTCTGGTCCAGAAAGTTGTGGGTATGTCTGACGCAAAAGAAGCGCCGAATACCCAGGGATACATACATACTGAAGAGCACTTAGTAGGAGAGTGTCAGACTTTCCACCACCAGCGGCTCCACCAAATAGTGCTTCTCTAGTCGTTCCCCATGTCAGGAACGCTGTCTGCTTCGGGTGAGGCGTGTGGGGAAGCCTCAGTGCGCACGGCTGTTTCCAGTCCGTTAGTGTCGATAATTGGTCCCGTGATGTCATCTATAACCTCTGCATCAATAGTGCCGTCCCATGCATTAAGAACATTGTTTGGCAGGTCTCCTGCTTCGACAAGTGCTGCAAGTACGGCGCGTTTTCTATCTTCATCTTCAACAAGAGAATGTCTCATCTCTGTTTGTATTGCTCCACCGCCAAGGCCAGTAAGTTCTACCTTGAGGGTATTTGAGTCACCCCATTCATCAGGCCAGCGCTTAGCAAGGAATGCTTGAGCGGCTTTCCAGTCGCCTTGACGGGCTTCTCTAAACCAAGAGACCACAAGACCTGCTTGTGCTTCTGCTTCGGCCTTCATCATGCTTTGCACGAATTCAAGATATGGGGCTTCTAGTTTGGTTGGTGCTTCACCTTGTTCGATGCGCCACTGTTCTTCTGAACCGCGCTTAACCCATCCTGATACTGCTGACTTAGAAATACCTGCTGCCTGCGCGGCCATTGAAGGACGCATGCCTGCACGAATCAAATCCACAATGGTTGGACCCAAGATTTCACAAGTTGTGACTTGAACTCCACCAATTTTTCGTGGTGCAGCATCACCGACAGCCTTTTTCCGCTCAGCCATTATTTATCCGAAAGTTTCTGAATATACATTAAATTTCGAGGCTTAGGGACATGCGTTCTAACTTTAATATTGTGACGGGCTGCAGCCATGTATACAGCAGACCTCATCGATTCAATATCTGCATCGAAATCTTCACCTTGTTTGAGAAGCCAGACGCTTCCATCAAACCATTTGCTCCACGGATACTTCTCTTCGTTTGCTCGTGGTGGGAATCTAAGTTCTCCTAGAATATCGTCACTCATCTTGTTCTCCATATTGTTTATCTAATTCGCCGTTTATTGGTTTCCCAGGATTTTCTTTCATCCACTCGGAAACTACCTCTTTAAGTTCTTCTTCATTATTTCTAATGTTGTCTACGATTGTCGCAATCCATCCAGTAGTAAAACCAGTTGCCTGAGCAATTGCTTCCATAGAGCCACCACCAGTGCGCCATACATTAAAAATGTCCCACCTAAGTTTCTTAGTGGCAATGTCTGCCTGATTCCTAAGAACTTCTACTGCTTGCCTGCGCCGTCCTAAGCGTTCTAAGTCTTCTTTACGGACTTGTTTAACTCGCGACACCTTTGGCATCTCGCTAACGCGCTTAGCCATGTCAGAGGCCTTGCGTCAGTTGCTTGTACACATCTGGACGATTTGTGATAATCCAGTCCAATGCATCTCTCGCTACCTTTTGGAATTCGTACTGTGTTTCAGGCGAACCTGACCTACGGTACTTCTTCAGGTATTCACTATTGGCCCGCTTGCAGTCTGGACACCTACACAGGTGCTTAATGTATGTAGTTCGATTGCCATGTCGAAGACTTTTATTAATATACACAATTACGCTTCTAGATAGTTCTGAAGGTCACCATTGTATTCAGGACACAGATACATAATTGCTCCAGTAATTACTGCTGCGTACAATTCTCTGTCTGAAGTAGATTCTGCATAACTGTTAAGCAATGCAACTACCTTCTGTACAGAATTGCCAGCATCAAGAGACTGACAAACCAAGTCACCAAATTCAATAACATCCGCCTTTGATTCACTATTAGCCTGACCAGAGTTCTTGAGAACATGAGCGTAATAGTCGTCATACTTGTTTGTTACTGGTTCTTGATATTCAACTACCGTTGTGGGTGCAGACACTTCTTTAATAATTGTCTTTGTTCCACATCCCAACAGCAAGATTGCTGTAAAGAAAGCGATTACTGCTAGTCCAGTGATTTTTACTAATTTTTTCATTTATTTATCCTTACATTCGTAACAGGTGTTCACAGTATCATTTTCGTAATCATGAACTGCATACATATCGAACAATGCAGTCACAATTTCTTTTAACCACATACTGTGTGGATGTGGTAGTTCTTTTTTGATTGGTGGTGGAGAAACAGCATGCCAGCCAAGCAACTGTTCTACTTCCATCTTTTCTAATAGGTCTGCTGGTGTGTAGACCACATTAGAAATTTTTTTTTGAATTTGGTCCATTGTATATAATTTCTATTCACCCATATTCACCTCCCCCTTCGGGGGAAGGTTCCTATTTATTTCCCTCGGTATGTAGGAAATTCGTAATTTATTCCTACCTGATTAAAGCACTCCTTGAGTCTGTTAGACCAGTGCTCTCCTGCGTACATCCGTACCAACTGTAGGTAAGTCCCTCTGAAGAGGTTCGTATGCCCTCTCTGTGGACTGGTGTGATGTGCTAACTCATGTAGTACTACCCACACCTGTGCTTTCCTACCTAGTACTACTTCCTTAGTGTCATAGTAATAAGTAGACCTACTGCCCTTGTATGAGTTCTTCCATCTGAACTTGACATCTGTAATACCCAGGGTATGTGCAATGTCTTTAGCCTCTTGGAGAGTCTCTACTCTCTTACCTAGGTCTCTATTGGCCTTATTGGACTTATGGAAGCATAAGTGCTCTGCTGCGTAGGTTTTATTGGCAAAGAACGATGGCTCGGCCTCTTCTTGTATCTTTAATTCGAACATATGTTCAATCTATCTCTTTCCCTCTGGACAGTTCTTCCTTTTTATCTGCCTCTCCATCACGAATTTCGAACTTTCCTCTTGCTAACTTGCGAAAGGAGTTCGGATGGTCAGTAATGTATTTAACAGCAGTTGGGTATGAGAATCCTGAAATATCGGCAACTTCTTGTGTTGTTATCTCGCTACCTACATTTTCCTTAATGTACTTATCGATGCTTGCATACTTAGCGGAACGCTTTTCTTTTTTTTCTGAGATGACCACTTCGTCAAACTCATTCGCTCCTACTACCTTGATGTCAATGTTGTAGAACTGAGCAGCCTTAGATAGGGGCATTCCATCTCGCCTAGCAACATCTTTTACATATCCCCACCGTCTTGCCTCGTGTTCAAGACGGATATTTTCGAATTTAGGGATGGATGATGAATCATTCATGGTAATTCCTTTCTTTTTATAAGTTATTTTACAGAGACGAACATATGTCGCACTGGCAATGAGCATATCGCCCACCAGATGCAACGGAGCCGTTTTCACAAAATTGTGAACCGTGGTGGTTTTGTGCCGAAGCCCACCCAATTTCACAAATTGCGCAGTGATTTGTGTGAGAACAATCAGTCTTTTGTACGCGAATTTCAGTTGAACTGTTACCTGATTGGATAACACGCTCACTTCCACACTTGCAGATTTCCACTACTTTTGCGCCATCTAGTTTTATGACCATCTTTACACCTCCTGTTTGGGGTATGAATATAGCGTACCACAACGGGTGTGTAAAACCAACAGGGGTCAGGTGGATAGGACGGGTAGGGGACCTATACAGTGGTATTTCGTCAAAAATGTGTGTGGGACCCGCGGGCAGCGGGCGTTTGTAAGGTCAGCCTAACAAGGGTGGGGGGGGTATTAACCACGCAGAGTGATGGTAGGTCAGCCTAACAGAACAGGCGTTCGGTCACTTAGAGTGATGAACGAACAAGCGTTCGCCAAGCGTGAGACGCTCTGTGTGGGCTTCTAAGACACGCTACCGATAGCCAGGCCTTGCCATAGCCTAGATACCGTGCAAGAGCGTAGGAGAGCGTTGGGGCGCGTGTGGTGGTGTCGCGTGTGTGCATGGTGGCACCGTGTCGGGTGCCGTGTGTGGCTCTGTTGTGTGCGCCTGTGTGCGCCTGTGTGCGGTGTCGCGGTGCGTGTGTGGCGCGTGTGTGCATTGTCGGGCATTGTCGGGCTTGTGGGGCGTTGTGGCGCGTGTGGTGGTGGCGTGTGTGTGGCGTGTCGCGTGTCGCGTGTGTGGGCAGATAGCAAACGACCCACACGCGCGAGGCGTGTGGGTCGTGTTGTGCGTGTCGGGTTGTGTGCGTGGTGTTCTAGATATCTTCTGACCAAGTAAGCGCGTAGTCAGTCCACATGGCTAGCGCGTCTTCACCAAGCGCGGTGGCGCGTGTGTGTTGTTCGTGTAGTGCATTGAACACCATCGCGCGTAGGTCGCTATCTTCGACAGTCGCCCAAGCGATAGCGAGAGCACCCGACATGGCGCGCGTGAGTTCGTCTGCCTTGCGTGTTGTGCGTGTGTTGTGTGCGCGTGTGTCTTGCGCGTTCAGGCTTGCGCGGTGTGCGTGTGTGCGTGAGTGGCGTACCGTGTCGCGTGGTGTGCGTGGTGTGCGTGTTCCGAATGTCTCGCGCAATGACCACGCGACTAGCACGATAGAGAGCGCGAGCATCGCGAACGCGAACGCGAGTGAGAGTGTGAGTGTTACAAGTTCCATTTGTTTTTTTCTTTCGTTGTGTGCGGTGAGTACCACACGCTAGGCGCACCGATGCATGACCGATGCGCCTAGCGCGTGGTAGGCGCGCCGTGTGTGACGCGCCTACCGTGTGCGCTAGTTGGCGAGTAGTGCGCCTTCATAGTCGCGCTCTACCGAGCCGAACACATCGCTACGCTCTGACGCAAGGCGGGCGGTGGTTGCCTCTGCCATGAGTGACACGCGGAGCATTTCGCGCTCTGCAATGTTTGCCGAGTTGCGTTGTGCCTTCTTCGCAAGTGCGGTGAGTTGTTGCGTGGTGAATGTGACACCGCTAGCAAGTGCTAGGCGTTGCGTGTGGTTCATGCCTGCCGTTGGCAAGAATGACGCGCGGAGTGCCTCGCCTGCCGTGCTACTGATGCGAACCAGTACACCATTGCGGTACACCGTGACTTTGTTGGTATTTGTGGACATGACAACCTCTTTCGTGGTTAGCGTTTCGGCGGGATTGCCGATTTGCATATTGTCAAACTATCGGGGATAAGTGGCAATGTGGTGGATTGTTTGAGATTATTTATTTGTAGTGTGCAAGTATCGGCTCTGAGCCTTATGGCATAAGGGTTTGCGCTCTCAGATTATTTTTCCCAATAACGACAAAAGCCCCACACGCGCTAGGCGTGTGGGGCTTTCCGTGTGGGTTTGGTTAGTCGTATCGGTTCGAGTCCGTTTGGTCGTACTTGTCTTCTTCTTCCATGTCGTAATCGCAACAACCACAATCGCAATCTTCGTTGATTATCTCGTCAAACTCTCCTGTAAGACATTCGCCAGTTTCGTAGTTCATAGTTCCCATTGTGTCGCCTCTTTCGTAGGTCACGGCGGAAGTGCCGTACTGACATACTAGGGCACACTCTCCCACATTCCACCATTCCACCCATGATTATTTTTCGGCGTGATTATCGGGGGCGCGAGACGGGCGAGCCGATACCCTGTGAGTGGGTAGCGTCACGGTAGGTGAGACCACACAGAGTGACGGCGTGGGTCGGTTGCGTTACGGTACGAGAAAACGCTGTGAGTGGTCGGAGTCGGTGGCATTATGCAACCTATTGGGTCGGTTTCATAAAAAGACCCGCATCCCCTGCGCGTGAAAAATGGTATTAAATACATAATAATCCCAAGTAAAATGATTTCCAGACCTCGGTGTGGGCCTCCCCCGCTTGTGGGTGGGAGAGCCTTCGGTCCTTCCTGTGCCCGCGTGTCGCTTTAGCCCCGCAGTTTCTCGTTCCTAAGTTGGAGTCCTGGGTTCGTTTGGCTTTTACCGCGGGTTGAATCTCCCTCATCCCGCGTTTTTTTATTTCTCTTCCCGCGTTTTTGTTTTAAACCCGCAATCTTTATTTTAAAGTTGCCTCTCCACCGTCGGTCTGTCGATTTGTAATTGCTCTCAGGAGAGCGCCCTAGGCGATTGTCCTGCAATGTCTAATCCCTCAGTTGGCAAGTCCCTGAGTCGCTGTCCTCGTCCCTTTGGGATGGCTCTACAACTGCTTCACCCACCCATTGAAGGCGAAGATGGCGAAGGTCCAGGTTACGATATTGATTATAATGGTTGTCATTTATTGTGAATGTTTTTCTGTTGTGTTGTTAATTATATTATAGCATGCTCCGTGGCAGGATGCAACCTGTCCTTGGTTCTTTATTTAGTCCTCGTCCCGCCGCCCTTGGCTCCACCCGCTGTCAGTTGTGTTAGACAACGGGTGAAACCGTTTGGCGAGAGAGTTTCGTTACAGTCCGCAGGCTGTGAGGAAGCGTGTGCGGTCGAAGGCTGGGTTGTCCTTCTTCAGCGTCACTGCAAGCGCGGTGACCACTGCGGTCATGCCCTCAACCTGTGAAGGGTTTGTGATGCGGTGGCAGTCAATCTCTGTCTTGATGTTCTCTGCCATTGCTACATAATCTTTGCGTGTCATTTGATTGTTTCTTTCTCTGTTTGACCAAGGATGAATTTCCTAGGTCATTTCCTATAATTATATTGTATCACGCTCTGCCATGCTCTGTCAAGCCGAAAGGCGTGATTTGTGATTCTTTCTCTCGGGCATAGGTTTCGTTAAGCAACTCACTAAGTAGATTGGTTTGCCATTATCCCGCGCGACCCTCAGCCGAGAAATCCCTCTGCCCTTGGTCGGATAATCTTCCTCGGCCTCCAGATAGTTACGATGCCCTAGTTGGCAAGTCCGTGGCCCGAATCTCTCGGTGCCTCTCGGTGCGTATTACGGTATGCCCGCGAGCAGTGAGGGAGAGCCACCCCGCGGTGACCCTCCCTCGTTCGCCCTAGTCCTCGTAGTCGTAGCCCTCGTCTACCGCGTTCAAGTCCCAGTCCACTGACTTGACTCGTACGATTGCCCTCAGTTGTCCTACGACTGGTGCTGTCTCGCCCGCCTCCCATGAAAGGTTGTGGGAGAAAGTGAACGATAGTTCGCCCTCTGCTCCGTCTTCCATAGGAACACATGTGAGCCATCCCGTGCTCGGTGCGGTGAACTCTGTCGCGCCCGCTGCCTTGAGGATTGCAACGATGTCGCCGTAAGCCGTGGCTCCGAGACGGTTGTCGTACCACTCCGCGGTGATGCTTGCCCTCAGTTTGTTTGTCGTTGTTGTTGTCATGACCATATTCTTTCTCTTGGTATATATACAGTATAGCACGGACTCGCATAGACCGTGCAACTTTTGGAACATTTCTTTATGAAACTTCCTCGTCCCCTTGGGGGGAGAGCCGACCCTGTGTCGACCCTCCCTTTCCCGTTAGAGTCCGTGGCGTGAGTACGCTTCTTCTTGGAGCCACTCCGCGATTTCCAGGAGTTCCTGTAGCGTTGCTTTGTTCAACTCGCGGGCGTTGTAGTAGTCCGCCATTTCTTGGATACCTAGGTCATCTTCCCATGACTGTGGTTTGTCGGGTGTTCCGTATGCGATTTCCCAATCATTCATTTTTTGTGCCTCTTTCGTTTGGCTAAGGGCTTCTCCCTTATGTATTTAAGTGTACACGCTATTGCACACTCTCCAACACGAAAAGGCAAGAAAGATAGTTGTAGTGTGCAAATAATTTCCCGCGCTTCTAAGCACCCGCGTCAGGACTAATAAGCCCGCAGTTGGCAATTCCCTTGGGCAAACTTCCTGGGTCGCCCTGGTGCGTCTCAGCCCACCCCGCGATTGTTTAGGAGGCGCTTGCGGGGTGGGAGAGAGTTCTTTTATCTCTTGGTTCTTTTCTTCCCGCGGTGCGTGTCGGTGAGAACCGACATACAGAACGCAGGGAGAGCGATGACTCCCGCTAGGAGGTACATGAACCACTCAAGAAGATACATTTGTGAGTTCCTCGCGGTCCGCGCGGTAAAGTTCGTGCATAACCGCTTCGACTGCCCGCAGTTGTTCAGGCGTGTCGAATGTCATTCGGAACTGCAATGAGTCCGTGGTTCCGCCCGTGGGGCTTTCCGTGAAGACTTCGATAGTGGTGTTGGTTATTCCCGCGTATCCGATGATTTTGTTTCCGTTTAGTGTTGCCATTTTCATTTTTCCTTTTTCTCTATCAGGTATTTCCTGATACTTTAATTGTATCACACTCTTGCACAAAGCGGGCAAGATTTCGAGTCAGTTACTAAGTTTTTTTTAGCAACTGACTCTCGGTCTTTAGGCTGCGACTTGGATGATTTCGAATCCCGTGATTGCGTGGTCACGGTCGTAGCCGACTTGGTTCTTGCGGTGTGTGTGAACCGCGGTCAATGCTTCCCCGTATGTTGGGAAAGTTCCCAAGAATCTCGCGGTGTTGCCTTGCATGTCGATTGCTTCGTATTTCATATTTTTCCTTTTTCTCTCAGGTTTTCCTGATAGTTATATTATAGCATGACCTCTCGGTCGTTGCAAGTTATTAGAGAGTTTTGTTTAGAAACCCTCGCCGTTGTTATTCAGCCCGCAAGACCCGCAACCGTCCCAGCAGATGCACTCCTCGGCAGGTGTGTCCTCGTCCCACAAGTCGCCTTCGGTTGCCCACTCCTCGGCATCAGCGCCCGCGAACCGCTTGCCCTGGATTGTCTGCGCACGGAGACGGCGACCGTCTGCGAACTCTCGGCGCTCATCTGCGCCCCAGCGATTTACTTGTTTTGTGTTCTTTCTCATAATAACAGTATAGCACACACTTCCACGCATGAGACACCAAACAGCAACATTCGTAAGTTTTTTTTAGCAACTGACATCCCGCGTGACGCTTGGGGATTTGCTTTGCCCTAGTCTTTTAGTCCCGTGAGCCACGCCCTGGAGCCGTCCTGGTGCGCCTTAGAGCCCGCGGAAGTGTCTCATTCCGCGGGCTGGCGTTGTCCTTATGCTGCCACTTCTTCCCAGTTCCATTTTGCTGCTTCGGCTGGTGTGCACCAAAACTGCATGACGGATTTCGTTACGCCACCCTCTATGCCCATTTCGTAGCCTCTGACATAGACAGGTGAAAAGTCGCGCACTTCTATCACCATTACCGCCTGCGGGTCTTCCTTGTTCCAGTTGGTGACTGAATATCTAATATTTTTTTTCATATTTTCTCTTTCTCTTTGTTTTGGAATGTCTGCGCCCCGCCCTCTATGTAGCCTCCATCTTTCAACTTCAACAACTACTAGGTGACTAGGCAGTGGGCGCACTTTAGGTTCTTTGTCCTATAATCAAGTGTACACGCTCTGCAACAATATAGGACACAATTCCTCAAACTATTTTTAATTTCTTTTTGAGTTGCATCCGACCCTAGTCCGTGCTATAATGTAATCAAGGGTGGGGACTGCCTTCGGTTCCTCATCCCTAGGGGGTCGGTGGCTCCTTCGGTCACTCCCGCCGCCCTCTTGCCTCTTTCTGTTTTACGCGGCTCCCGCTCTTGCTGTTATCTCAGCAGAGTTCACACTCGAACTCTGCTGATTTTCCTGCCTCTTCGAAGTGGTAACGCTCGCTCGTGGTTCCTTCTGCGATGTGTGCATCACACAGGCATGAATAGTTGCTTGGCTCCCCAGGCTCGTCGGACATTTTATAGATTGCAATGATTGTGTTCATTATTTGTTCCTTTCTCATAATAATAGTATAGCATGCCCTTGCACGAAGCGGGCAACATTTCTTCCACATTCGTAAGTTTTTTTTAGCAACTTACCTGCGGTGGGTTGGGGTGTCTTTGCCTGTCAGCCAGTTTCACCCCAGTTCCGCGTCCTAGTCCTCGTGCCGTTCGTGGGCTTCATCGGCCAGCCATTCGGCTAGTTGTGCGAGTTCTTCCTCGGTGGCGTTTTCCAATGTCTCTGGGTTCATGTTGTTTTCCTTTCTCAACCTGATAAGTATATTATAGCATGCCCTTGCGGGCTTTGCAACTCTTATTGAAGATTTGTTTTTGCGGAGATTTCCGCGACCAGTGAGGCGAGAACAGCCCAGCCGAAAAGCATCCCTACGGAAGCAATTGGGTTGATGTCCCGCGATGCCATGAGCGCAATGACTCCTACGAGTACTCCCACGGTGGCAAGACTCCCTGCCACAATTCCCGCGATGATTAGAATATTTTTCATTTTTTTCTTTCTTTCCTTAGCGCCGATTTGGCGCTAGTTGTTCCGCCAGCATTTGCTGAAAGAGTGTTTGACCGCTTGCGAAGTTTCCGCATTGGCACTCGGTCAAGACGCTCGGCATATTGTCGGGGACTTCGGTTGCCCAGTTGCGGAGGCAGTCATCGCAATGGAAGTGGAGGAGTGTTGTTGTCATGTTGTTTCCTTTCTCAACTTGATAATAACAGTGTATCACATACTCGCACAGACCGTGCAACTTTTCAGACATTTCCCAACAATTTTTTGGGAGCGCCCTGAGCCGTTTAGTGGGGTTTGGCATCACGATGCCCTAGTTGGCAAGTTCCGCCCGCGTCGCTTAAAACGCCGTGTGGAGCCTCTCAGCCCGTTCCGCAGTGTCTCGTCCGCGGAACGGGCTTTGAGTGGTCTTACCTCTCCTTTGGCTTATCCGTAGACAAGTTCTCCAAAGAAGCCATACTGCCAAATGTTGTCATGGTCAAGGTGGTCTGTTTCGCATTCTGCGAGGTTTGACCAGTCGCCACCATTTTGGAGCCACAATTTAATTCCTCTAACAAGCGTTTCCGTGTTGAAGGTGAGTTTATCTTTTTCGTGCATGACTGTGATATCTCCGTTTTCGTCTGAGCCGACGGCATCAACTTCTACCCAGTAGCGGGTGCCGTTTTCTTCTTTGACATATTCGATGATTTCGTCAGTGAGCATTACCGTGTAGGTAATTTCAATTGCTGTTGCTGTTTTCATTTTTTTCTTTCTACTTGGGCTTTCCCTTGTGTAATTAAGTGTACAGGATGAATATGCAATAATGACAGATTTAAGGGAGATATTTTAGATTTCTTTTTAGGGTGCGCGCTTTGCCCTAGTTGGCAAGTCTTTTGCGCATCGCTTAGAACGCGCCCTGGAGCGTCTCGCGGTTATTGGGCGAGCGGAGGAGCCGTGCAGGTGTCCACTCCCACACGGCTCCCGCCCTCGTTATTCTGCGATTATTTCGTTTTCGCAATTCGGGCATTGCGCGGTCTTGAACCATCCCTGAACGAAGCGAGTCTCTTGGTACTCCAGCGTCCCAGCGAATCCGCAGGTCCAGCCCATAGTTTCGTCTTGCATCTCGCAAACGAATTCTTCTGTTTGGATATCTGTGTTTTGCATTTTGTCCCTTTCTCGAACTCAATAATAATAGTATAGCACACCCTCTCACGCTTTGCAACTATTTGAGAAGGTTTTTTTTAGCAACTGTCCCTTGCGGCTCCCGCCCTCGCGGTTCGGGGGTGGTTGTGGGGCTTTCGCCCCACTCGCTCCCTAGGCGTTTGCTCCCTCGTAATCGCGGGCGACTGTGCGGAAAGCGTTTGCGCGCTCGGTGGCAACACGGGCGCGGATTGCGTCAGCGTCAATTACGATTTCAGCCTTTGAGCCGATTTCGTCAGGCAACCCACCCTGGCGGTCGAAGCGAAGAAACGCGCCTGTCGCGAGGTCGCTTACTTTGATTGTGGCGGTCTTGCCATATGGATATTTTGTGATATTCATCTTGTCCCTTTCTCGAACTTGATATATATATCTTACAACACTCTCCCACACTTTGCAACCTTATTTTCATATTATTTTTAGAAAGTTACTTGTAGTGTGCAACTATATGTTTCACGGGAAACATTCCTAATCTTGCGGTCTAGCGGTCGGTTGTGTCAGAGTTATTATGAAACTGACCCTCACCCTCAGTGGTTAGCGCCTACCCTCAGTGGTCGTCACTCTCGGTGGTCGCTCACTACTCTCGGTGACCGAACCCTTGTTCGTATCATTGCATTATGCAACTGTCTGTCTCCTGGCCCTCAAAAATGGTAAGAAGTAATAAATAATCCCAGTAAAATGATTCCATGATGCCCGTGGCCCCTGCTCTTGAGAATACGCAATGCCCCGCAGGGAGAAAGAGATACCTGCGGGGCTTTTCAGCGAATTAAATTGTGAGTGAAAGTTTCTCGTGGTGTTTGTAAGCCCACTTGCGGGCGTACGACATTGAACTGAATCCCTTGGGGTGTTCGCTCTCTGTGGCGTTTTGACCGCCGTTGCGATAAATATCTGCTTGGATTGTCACATGCCATTTAGCGTCACTGCCCTGGGATATTGTATAAACTCCGTTAATTGCGGGTGCTTCAAGTTCGACTGTTTTCATTGTTTCTTTCATAGTTATATTATAGCACGCTAATTGCTATTTTCCACCATGTTTTTGTTGCAATTCTTCCCATCGTGCCTTCGTCCCAATGAACCAGTGAGGCTTCGGTTCGTAAATCCCCTGCTCCTCAATTGCGTTATACAACTCATCGTCCGAGACTGTCGGCAGAAACTCCGTGCGCGACATAATTTCTTCGGCTTGTTCGTCTAGGTAATCTTCGTATTCCATAATTTTCTTTCTCTTTGCTTGCGCCTTATATATACAGTATAGCATACCCTTGCACGCTTTGCAACTATATTTAGCCCATTTCCTCAATTAGTTCATCGAGTGCGTCGTAGTCAAGCGCTTCGCTCAACCAGGCAACGCCGTCGGGCGTGGCTACTGATTGCATTGTTAGGAAACTCCTAGCAAAGTCGTGATAGCAAAGTTCTTTGCCATAAGCCATGACCATGTTGTAGAGACCCTCGTCATTTGACAGCCACAGATTTACATTCCATGTCTCGTAATTTTTCCAGCCGTTGTAAGTCATTTTTTCTCTTTCTCTTTTTGCTTTCGCTTTATATATACAGTATAGCACACTCTTGTATGCTTTACAACCTTATTCCGAATCTTCTTCTAGCCACTCTGCGTAATGATTTTTGCAGAAGATTTCATGTGTTGCTAGTTTTGGATTTTCTTCTTCGTAGCATCGCTCGCAATGTGCGTTTGTCCATTCGATTTTTGTGTTCATTGTTTTTTCTCTCTGTTGTTCTTTCTATAATTAAGTGTACAAGCATATTGTAGAATACCAACATGAATTAGAACATTTCTTTACGAAACTTCCTCGGTGCTTGCCCCTGCTACTAGAAACTTGAGTGCCACGAGGCCTATCCCTGTTGCCAAAGAAAAAACCCCGTAGCCGATTAGTGCGTGTGCCATTATGCCTCCGCTCCTTCCAGCAAAGACCAGCCGAGAGGCTCACAGCGGTACGACTTGCCGTCGATTGCGATTGTGTCGCCTACCGACAGTGCGGTATGGGTGCGACCCCACGGGAGAACTTTTTCAAGCACATCCCAGATTGGGCCTGAGTAGAGATTGGTATCGTGAAACACCTGGTTGCAAATGTCAAGGTCGCTTCCCTCTGTTTCGATTGCGATTGTTGTGAAGGTTGCTTTTCCGTAAGTTGCGTTACTGAACGCTTCCCAGATGATTGTTACATTTTTCATTTTTATTTCTTTCTGCTTGCGCTTATATGATTAAGTGTATCGACTATATTCTATAACACCAACCTGCGGAGCCAGGAAAGTTAATTTTATTCCTGGCTCCGTTGGCGGATTTCCTACTTCGCTGTTACCGCGTTGAGGTCGTGGATTAGGTACGACATGAACGCGCCGAGCACTGCTTGGGGATTGTCTCCGAAGGTTGCATCGGCTGGCATCTCGTCCCATGCTGTGAGAGCCGCTGAGAGCGTCACTGCGATGGTGTCGCCACTTGCGAGGTACGGCATTGCGCTCTCGCCTTGCTCGATGTACTTGTTCCAAATGAATTGAATTTTTTCTTGTGTTGTTAATTGCATGGCTACTCTTTTTCAGTGTTAAGGGCTTGTTCCCTTATGTAATCAAGTGTACAGGGTGAATATGCGAGAATGACACATTTGGGCAAGGTATTTTAGATTTGTTTTTAGGGCAGTTACGATGCCCTAGTTGCATAGTCCTAGCGCGATGGCTCAGAACGGCTCTCGGTGCGGCTCAGGATTAGCCATCGTTCACTCGCTGATGGCTACCGCAGTTTTGGTTCTGCGGTAGCCCCTGCGTTAGGTCTTTTATTCGTAAGTGACTTCGTTAGTTGCTTTACAGTACGGGCACTCGCTGGCAAGTTTGTATTCTCCGCCTTTGGTGACAGTGAACTCCTCTGTCCATTCTGTGGAGCACTCTTCGTTGTCTCTCACAGTTTCGTCACAGAAGAATGATATTTCTACCTGTACTTCCTCGTCTTCATATTCGCTGATGGAATCCCCGTATTCGAAACTTCTCATTTTTTCCTCTTTCTGCTTTCGCTTATATAATAAGTATAGCATGCTTTCGCATACTCTCCACCTATATATACTGGATTTCTTTTATATCTTTTTGGTTGCGCCACTTGTTGCACAGGTCACACTGAACCTCAATCTCAAACTCCGTGTCGTTAATGTCGATTACTGTTTCGTGTTCGATGTCTTGGTAGCAACTCTCCCAGTCGCCACACTCGAATGTGATTATTACTTTTTGCAGATTTTTCATTTTCTCTCTCTTTGCTCTCGCTTATATAATTAAGTGTATCGGGTGATTATGCGATAATGACACAATCACCCGATATTCTTTTATTTCTTTATTTGACTTTCACGCCATCGTACGAGTAGCGGATTTCGTCATTGAACTCACTGCCGACACTTTCAAGGTCGGTATGGGCGATGAGCATTTTTAGTGCGTGGCTAATTGAAACCTTCTCGTAGGTGTAGACCGAACCGTTGCGAAACGAAACTTCCAAATCGCCATCGCGAGTGTTCAGGGCTACGAACTTGACCGACATTAGGTAACTGCTGTCGATGTCCGTAATCTCAAAACGGGTTTCGGGGAATACTAGGTGCTTGAGCATTTGATTTCTTTCTCTATGGCTTGCGCTTGTATAATCAAGTGTATCAGGTCGGTGTGGCATAATGACGGATATTATGCTATTTCTTTTCCACAGAGTTTTCCACAGGGAAACCTTGACACACCCCTTATTTGTTAGGTCAGCCTTACAGAGTAAGTAGTAAGACGCAACTAACCCTGCGATAGCCCCTAGACGAAAAAATGGTATTTAGTAATAAAAAATTCAAGTAAATGATTTCAGGTTGGCCCCTGATGAACGCTTCAAGCCAGTAGGGAGAGAAAGAGATTCCCTACTGGCGAGCGTTGTCTATGGGGGAAAAAGGAACCCCTTAGATTTTTGTGAGCATGTAATCGCGGTAGAGCGCCTGCGGCGTTTTGCCGTCAAAATCTTCGTGTAGGCGCATTGCGCCGATGAAACTACTTACGATGCCGTACACGGACTCTGGACAGTCGTAGGAGGCACCGTCATACTCTCCGCTGGGAGAGATTGAGCCGAGAACGATTACGCGCCCGACAAGGTAGCGACCGAACAGAGCCGAAGCGATGGCGTTGTATTCCAAGCCGTGCATCAGTCCTTCATCATCTACATATCCAACGAAGTCTTCACCGCGAACGCAATCCATCAGATTTCCGATGAGCGAGCGAAGCATTTTGCTTTGGTCTGCGAAAAGGGCTGGTGTGCCCGTTTCGACCTTTGCCCGAATTACTGTGCAGTTCGGGTCAATGATGAGTGCTGTATTTTCCATTTTTTTGTTTCCTTTTTCTTGGGGTATGTAATAAGTATATCAGATTGTTATAGGTTATGTGCAACAATCTGAAAGTTTTTAATAGCAACCCTCTAAGAAACACACAACGGAGAGAGCGACCCTCACCAATTCTTGCCCGTCGGCATGGTTGCACTTGAAGAGGAGGACGCATCGTCAGAAGAGGACGCATATTCGTGGAGGGAATCATAAAAACCCTAGGAGTTTTTAGAGGACTATCGCATGTCAGAGGCTTATCTTGGTGAGAGGCTTATCATTCGTGGCAACCGAATCGGCTGTTATGTATTTCTTACAAGGTTGTTATTTCCTTATAAGTACAGTATAGCATGGACTCGCATGTTCCACAACTTATTCTGTAAGTTTTTTTTAGCAACTGACTCCTGGTTGAGTGGAGTCAGATTCCATTTCCCAGATGTACATGGCTTCACAACGGTTGCAGTGAATGATGCCATCTGTGGGTGTTGGTTCTACGAATAGAAAGTAGAACATTCTTTGGATAGCCATCTCTCCCAGGTCTTGGCTATCCCTGGAGGCGTAGGCTTCCTTGCGCATTTCCCAGGCGTGATATTCCTCGGTCTCAACGCAGGAACATAATCCCTCCGCCAGGACTTCGTGCATCCTTTGGGCAATTTCTTTGTAATCTGTTTCCTTCATAACTATATTATAGCATGACCTCTCGGTCTTTCCAACTCCTTTGGGTTATTTGTTTGGGGGGGGTTGTGGGGGCGGTGGGGAGAAAGAGATACCCACCGCCCCACGAATTAAGCGGTAGCGACCCGACCGCTTACCTGCTCGAACGCGAATGCATTGCGGATGAACTTGTTAAAGAACGCTCCAGTGCTTCCTGCGCCGATGAGCGAGTAGACCATGCCTACTGGCACATTGTCGTAGCGATACGATGAGCCGTTCTTAAACACGATGTCAAGCGTGCTTCCTTCAGCGTGGTAGAAGAAACTCTGAATGACACTACTGTCCATGACGAGTTGCAAGATTGAA